GATGGGACAGAGCGCGAGGTTTACCGTGAGCGTTCTCAGTCTGCCGGTGATGCAGTCAACCTGATGTTCCAGAACCTTGGCCTTGGTCAGGGTCTCATTGACAGCATGAGCGCCAGTATCAAGAGTTTGTACGCCAACTTCCTTGACCCGTCTGAGGCACAAATCTTGAACGAGATCTACACCTCTGACGCTTACAAGCAACGCTTCAAGGGTAATGAGGTTATTCGTCAAAGGTTGGCTGGTGGTCAGGGTCGCCCAGGCGACCGCATGTTGACACCCGCGCAGTACATCGAGCAGGAGCGTCAGTACCGGGAGATCCTGCAATCCGCTGACATGCCTGGTGGCTTCTACGACTCACCTGATGATTTCACGAATCTGATCGGTAACAGCATCAGCGTTGCTGAGTTCCGCAACCGAGTTGACACGGCATACACGGCACTCAACGAGGCAGATGACTTCTTGAAGGAGCAGTTATCTACATACTATGGATTGACGACGGGCGAGATGGTTTCGTACTTGTTGGACCCGGCGAGGGCGACCCCGATTTTGAATCAGAGGGAGACCAACAATCCGTATGGACTGAACTCGTACAGAGAATTGCAGAGGCAGTACGACACAGCCGAGGTCGGCGCTGCAAGCGAGCGGCTTGGCGGGAAAGATATAGCCAGGGGATTCGCTGAAGAGTTCGTTGACGCTGGCAAGGCTGATAAGGCTGAGCAGGCATTCTCCACAGCAGTTGCGATGGAAGGCGATGTCACTCGCCTAGGCAAGTTGTACGGCGACGACACGATGAATTACCAAGGTATCGCTCGTGAGTCTGCTTCGTTAACTGGCGGCGCTGCCATAGGCAAGCGTCGTCGCAAGTTCGCCAGTAAAGAGCGAGCACAGTTCAAGAAGGAAAGTGCTCTGGGACGAGGCTCCTTGTCCAAGAGAACAGACGTTTAATACGTCGGGGCATGACAGGTAAGAGGTAAGCGTAAATCGGGGCGGTAACTCCCGCGTTGCTTCCTAACTCCCGTTCGATTCGGGACATGTCCACCCATAGCAGGATCGGTCGGCCCCTGCGTGAGTAGTAGTCCGATAGTCGCTACAGCCATTCGCGGTAACCCCCTTGACGCGATGTGGGTAGTGCAACCCGAAGAAGGGCATACACAGAAAGGGTGTACCGATGGCCCAATACGAGAATGAATACGATGAAGAGTCGATGTCTGGCTCTGATTTGATTAAGCACCTCCGCAAGCAGATCAAGGATCTGTCTTCAACGCTCGATGAGCGTGACGATCAACTCGATGAGTTGTATACGGAGGTTAGGTTCAACGACCTAGCAGCAGCACTCGAAGAGTCTGGCGTAAGTCCAGAACTTGCACAGTATGTGCCGGATGAGGTTGAGGATATGGATGACCTCTATGGCTGGCTTGACGAGAACGCTGAGATATTCGGCATTGAGGCTGTCGATGACGAAGGACAGGATCATGGCGAGGAGCAATCCTTGATTGATCCGGCAGTCGTTCGTGCCGCAGAAGATATGGCTCGGTTAACGGACGGTGGGATTGACCCCACCGTTGGCACATCTGTCGAGGACTTGATTAATTCAGCGCAGAGTCCCGAAGAGTTGCAAGCCATTCTACGCGGTCAGTAAACAAGTCCAACGAAAAAGTGAAAGGAGGCGAAGATGGCTAACAACCCAATCGGTACCACGAGTCACACTCATACCGCTGACTCGACCAGTACCACCACGATGGGGCACCTAGTTGTCACCGCCTATGACAAATTCGTTGAGATGGCCCTTCGCTCGGAACCCATGTTCCGTAAATTCGCCGATAAGAAGCCAGTCGATGTTACATCGCCGGGTTCTACTGTCGTTTTCCAACTGCATAACGACATTGCGCGGGTTACTGCGGCTCTCAACGAGACTCAGGACATTACCTCTACTGCGATGGAGAACACCAACAAGGTTGCTGTTACCGTCAATGAATATGGTAATGCCGTAACGACCACGGAGCGGTTGTCTTTGGAGGCTATCTCCCGAGTTGACCCAGCCGTGGCCGACATACTCGCGTTTAATCAACGCGACAGCCTTGACGCCCTGGTGTGGGCGGTCATGGTTGGTGCTCAGACAGCATTCACCAACTCTGCGGGGAGTGCAAGTACCCCGGCTCTGCCTGGTGAGAACCTGTCTGGCGGCACGCCTGGAACCATCACCTCGGCTTCCATTCGGAAGGCGGTCAGCAAGTTGCGCGGCGCTAACGTCCAGCCCCGCGAAGGTTCCTACTTCATGGGATTCATGCACCCAGATGTTTCTTTCGATCTTCGGAGCGAAGCAAACACTCAGGGTAATGACCAATGGCGTGCACCCCACGTTTACAACGAATCCGGTGTCGGAGCAATCTGGGACGGAGAAGTAGGCGTATTCGAGGGAGTCAAGTGGGTAGAAACTCCGCGTGCAGAATCCCAATCGGGTTCTGGCGCGAACAAGATCTACGACACCTTGATTATCGGCAAGCAGGCGCTTGTCGAAGCGGTTCAGTATGACCCGAAGACGATTGTGTCGCCGGACGTTGACAAGTTGCGTCGTTTCCGCACGGTAGGTTGGAAAGCCTACCTCGGCTGGAATACGTTCCGCAACGAAGCGCGTTACAGCATCAAGGTCAAGAGCAGCATCGCTGCCTAGCCGTTGTGTGGAGGGGTCGGCCTTCGGGTCGGCCCCTCTGCCATGACAAGGAAAAAATGCCAACGTTTAAGACTCCTCATCGTCACATTAAGTACGGGTTAGAAAACCCTTTGTGGTGGGCTGAAGTTGTCGAGGGCTATTGGGTTGTGAAGACAGCCGAAGGGACTTGGCAACAACTTGTTTGCCCCACTCCTGAATTTATTCGTTCGTGTCAAGCCTCTTATCAGGGAGGAATGATCCACGAAATCACTCAAGCAGAAGCCGACGAACTGACGGCAGGCGGTTACGGAAGTTATGTCACTACATAGGCACATCACGCATCCAGATTTTGTTGAGGGCTGCTTCGGCTGCAAGGCATCTACTTTGCAATGGGTCTCGATGGACGCTCAGAACAAGAACCGGGCGAATGATCGGGAGTTGGATGCTTACAGGTCTGCCCGTAAGCAAGGCATTCAACCTAGGTCAACGAAGATGAAAGACATTACCGTCGCTGTTCGCGCCTCTGAGCAAGTCGGTCGGGCGGTCAAGGCATGAGCACTTTCCTTGAGATTACAGAAGAAACTCTTGCAGAGGTTTCTTCGTATGTTCGCAACCAAGAATCCCTCACGGTTCTGTTGCAGTCGGTTTCGGATACTGACTTGACCTTCACGGTTGATGACGCAACCGCTCTTAGTCGGGGTATCGCTGAGATAGGCGATGAACTTATTTACATCAAGTCGGTCAATAAGACCGCTGGCACGGTCGAGATCATGCCCGGTGGTCGAGGCTTCCGTGGAAGCACCGCTATTGCTCACTCCGTAAATGCCTTTATTCGGAATAATCCGACATTTCCCCGAACTCAGATAAAACGGGCAATCAACGACACGATCCAGGGTATTGACCTTGTTGCCATCGGAAGTCACACGTTCACCTTCGACGGCGTTACTTACGCCTATCCCCTGCCAACAGACTTCGAGGAAATTACTGGGGTCTCATTTGACGCGGTTGGTCCGACGGATGTTTGGCACCTCCTGAAGCGGTATCGAGTGGACAGGAACTTCAGGGTTGATGGTGCTCCTAGCACCGTCAGGTCGGCCATTGTTTTGCTTGAGGCTCCGATGGCTGGTCGAGATGTTCGTGTGCAATACACGAAGTACCCGTCTCCCCTGGCAAACAACTCGGACAACTTTGCGTCCACAAGTGGTCTTCCGCAATCGACGGAAGACGTAATCCGTCTTGGTGCTATGTGGCGGTTGGTCAGCACGATTGATCCCGGCAAGGTGACGGCGGTGTCGCCGTCGGCAGACGCTATGGATGCTCCCTTCGAGGTGGGGCAATCCTCCTCTGTCGCTCGCTACTTGTACCAGTTGTTCGGTGTTCGCCTGTCTGAGGAAAAAGCGAAGCAACAGAAAAATTATCTATCAATCATTCAGTACGCGAGGTAAGAAAGTATGGGAACTCCCGCTCGGTATTACTCTTCCACAGCAGTAACCACGACACTTTCGCTGTCCATCTCTTCAACCGACGTTGCTATCCAGGTTGCTTCATCCAGCGGATTCCCGTCCAGTTATCCGTTTACTTTGATCCTGGCGAAGGACTCTGCAAACGAAGAGATCCTGACGGTGACTGCCTTAGTCGGCTCTCAGTTTACGGTCACGCGAGGTGTTGATGGAACGTCTGCAAGAAGTCATACGGCTGGCACTTCTGTTGAGCATGGTGTATCTGCGCTCGACTTCACGGATCAGCGAAGCCACCAGGCTGCCGCAGCCAATGTTCACGACATCGGTGCGACGGCGAGCGTTGTTGGAACTGACACTTCGCAAACGCTGACCAACAAGACGCTGACTTCCACCACTCTTGGTGGTGACTTGGCTGCGGGTACGAACAAGATCACCGGCCTAGGTGATCCGGCTGCGGCTCAGGACGCTGCTACGAAGAACTACGTCGATACGGGTGCTTCGAGTCAGGTTGTCGCTGCGACCACTCAGGCCACGAACGCGGCAACTTCCGCTACGGCTGCTGCTGCCTCCGCGACAGCGGCGGCAACCAGCGAATCCAATAGTGCGAACAGCGCAACAGCGAGTGCGAATAGTGCGACGGCATCAAACTCATCTCAAACAGCAAGCGCGTCCTCAGAAACAAACGCGGCTGCTTCAGCGGCAGCGGCCCTCGTAAGTCAAAACTCCGCAACATCCAGCGCGGCTTCAGCAACATCGAGCGCGAGTTCCGCGACTGCATCGCAGTCAGCAAGCGCAACGTCGGAAACAAATGCGGCGGCTTCTGCCGTAGCCGCTGCCGCGAGTGCCGCTAGTGCGGCTGCGACGTATGACCAATTCGATGATCGGTTTTTAGGCGTCAAGACGAGCAGTCCCTCGCTGGACAACGACGGAAACGCTTTGGTTGCCGGTGCGCTCTTCTTCAATAGCACCGACAACACCATGTATGTGTACAGCGGCTCCTCTTGGCTTGCCGTCAACACGGGCACATTCATCGCTGAAACGTTG